TAAAAATGTGGGACTTATGGAACTGTATCTATAGGAAAATGAAAGGATGGTTGATCTTATGAAGTATTACAGAGCAGAGATCGAAGACGATAATTTCGAAATAATTTTAGCCGATAGCGAAGAGGATGCTATCAATCAGTATTTTGAGTTAGGAGAAAAACACGATTTATTTAATCTGATAGAGCTAAATGATGATTATAATGAGGTTCGCACAATTTTATAAATTAGGCAAGCGGCGGCGTTTACCGGGGTTCGATTCCCCGGCTTGCTTTTACCAAAAAATTTGAATATGGAGGAAAATTGAAGTATGAGAAAATTATTTTTATTAAAAAAAGGCAGAATAAACTTTTATGCATGCCTGTATGACTGTGGCATGTATACAATCGACCGAATTACAAAAGGATTCGGCGGAATTGTGACAACATTTGAAACACTGGAAGAGCTTGAAAAATATGCTGCTGAAAACGGATATAAAAAAGCATAATAACCGCCGCAGAGGATGCACGCCGGAACCACTGCCGGCGGCGGTTCTACCCGTAAGGGAATATTATTTTTTTAGGAGGATTTATAAATGACTTATCCGAACGGAGCACAGACAGTTTTTCAAGTCACATGCATGGGAAGTGTTTATAGCGTTGAAGATGGATTTTTCAGAAATGACGGCAAAGGAACGGACTTTAAAACGTTCGACGATGCTTGGGAAGTTTTCAAAACGCTTCCAGAATGGGAGCAAAATGCTGCGGAAATAGAGGAATTTTAAGCCGGAATCATCCCGGCTTTTTCCAGTGTCCGGATATATTGCAACTTGACAAGATATACGCCCGGTCATATAATGCGCTTAAGCGAACACGTATAAGCCATTTTAAGGCTTGCGCAAGGCTATGCAGTGCTTTTATATATTTACAACGCGAAACGTCTGTAAATCGTTTTTACGACGTTGCAAGCCTGTAAACACTGTGTTCATCTTGCCGCGTTGGCATCCGGCAGCATGTCAGACAATGCCGGCCTGCTGATCACAGCGATGTGCACTATCCCGGCAGCCCGCCGGGGTGTGAAAATTCTGATTTCTGATCTCAAAATCGAGCCGTTTTCCAAGAAGAAAAAAATTCAAAAGTTGAAAAATGAGATTCCAACTGTGAAAAGACAATATGCACAGTAAATTATTATGCGTCATTTCGCAACTTGTGAAATTTGACTAATTCGTTCTCTTCTCTTCCTCTGACTCTCAGTCTGTTTCTGTTTTTTCTGTGATTTTGTTGTTCTTGTTCCCATTTGAAAACCTCTCATTGACCTTCTGGTTGCGTGATTTATAATTTACAATCTTTACATCGGTGTTTAATTCATCCGGTATCTTCCCGACGATCAACACTGTATGTGGCTGCAACATGTCGATCATAACTTTGAATCCCTCGCAAAACTCTATCCGTGCCGCCTTTGCCCGCACTCTTCCATTTGTGCATACAGCGATCACACCACCCTTACTGTACCCGGCAAAACAAAGATCATAATTATCTTTGTCCGGGATGCCTACGGACGGTATAACGCGGATCCCGTTCAGCAGCATGTAATGTGCAAGCGCATGATTCCGGTACACATTATACAGATTCAAAGCAAACGGCATACCACAATCGCCTGTAGCAATACTGAAATCCGGCATACAGACCGAGTGGAAACACTTCAAGTGCTCTAGGTATTTATCCGGGTTATTCCACAGTCTTTGAAACTTTGAATCGTCAATATAGAAATTCACATTTAATTTTCTATGCCCTTTTATCTTTTGTGAAAAGCTCTCTCCAAAATCTATGGAGTCCTCCGGCAAATAATCCAAGCTGCATGCCGGGACAATCGGGATCTGATATTTTTCATCAAGCTCCGCTCCATAGATCATATATTCTTTCATAACATCAAAAGATGTATGACATCCATTGTACAATACTATCACCCCAAAAACATTTTACTATTTTTCTTCTTGACAAACAACTTCTTTTGTGAAAAGCAAAGAACGTGCGGCGTAATCACTTCTGCTTAGTTCATTTATCAGCTTTTCCCTTGTCATTTCCGGGTTTGTTCTGTGAATATACCGCAGCAATTCATCTATTTTGTCCACTATGCTGCCCTCCAATCAATGTTTGACATCAGATCATCCAAAAGATAGATCAAATCAGTACCGTACAGGCTGATCCAGTCCGCAAGATACTCTTCCTGCTCAATCGGCATATGAATGTTATAGGAAAAGCAAAAACAATGACAAAGTTCATGAGCCAGTATTTTGCGCAAATAGCCATTTTTCGGTTTATCTGAAACATATATAGCCCTGTTGTTCCAATCTGTCACAGCAAGGCTGATAGAGCCATCAGATCGCATCAGCTTACTGCTTGCACCGCGGACAAATTTTATTTCCCATTCAATACCATTTATCACAAACATATTTTACCTCCAAAAAAAGAAACCACCAGCCAAATATCAGCCAGTGATTTCTAAATTTAAAGTTATTCTTCTTGCTCTTCAATCAACAAATAATTAATGTACCTTGTTGCTGTTCCAGCAAGTTCTTTGCTGTAGTCTAGCAAGTCCATCTTGTACTCCGGTTTATGCCCATATGTGACTGTATAGAACTTTTCCACAAGTTCTAAGTTATGTAAGTCAGACAATTCCACAAGAATTTTGTGATATAAAAATTTTCTCGTCCATCCGAACCGGTCACAGATAATTTTGAGTTTCCAGTTATTTTTATTAAACCATTTACCACTTTCTATCTTTTTTACGATGCTCCAGCGTGCAAACGGGTCTTTCTCCGGAATTTCAGCCTGCGTATTTTTCAGAGCCTGTTCCATGTCGTGGAAGCGCTTCACATACCGAGCAGTAAAGACAATTCCCTTTTCCCCGTTAAATTTGTTTGCGAGGAACTCACAGCCCATGCGGGTTACTTTGTAGCATGGTCTTTCCTCTCCTTTATCATCTGTATACGATGATTTGATGAAATAATCAACCACAACAATTTTGTTGTCGTTAAGAATTTGTATAATTCCTTTGAATTTTTTCGTGCCCTCAAGTTTTCTTAAAATCTGCCAATGCGGCATCTCCATCATGTCAGCAATGTCAATAGTTGTCAGTGTCAGTTCTTCTTTGTTTTCTGAAATCTGAATATCATTCATCAGCAAATCCCCCATTTCTTCTTAAATGAAAGTATCGTATTCAAAATAAACTGTAAAAACTTCTCGTCCTGTATGCTCTGGATTTCTGTAATTAACTGCTCTTTCATCTCTCACCGCCTTTCTCTTCCTGCGGTTCGGAAATGTTCTTTGCGGCTTTGTATATTGCTTCGCATACATAGATGCTCTGCGTGCTCAAAAGTTCTGCTATTTTCTCGATTGTTTCGTTTCTGGTCATAGATTTTTCCTACCTTTCAATTTTTTCTTGAAAAGAGATGCTCTCTATGATAAAATATTTCACAGAGAGTTATCTCGGTTTGGAGTAGTTGTTAATGATTTAGCGGTCAAACAACTACTCTTTTTTTATTTCCGAATACAACTTTTTGACACCTCTTCTTATGCTTTCGGCTCTTGTTTCTCCATAATGTTTCGCCACAATATCTAGCTCGTTGAGTTGTTCATTGTCAAACCTAACACCTAATTGTGTTTGCTTTGGCTTGTTGCTTTTCGGTCTGCCTGTGCGTGGGCTCATTTTTACCACCTCACTTTTTGATTACCACAAATTTATTTTAATTTATGATTACCAAAAAGTCAATACTTTTTTTAAGATTTTCAAATCCACAAATCACTAGCTGATATTCAGTTGTCAATGTTCAAACAAACAGGGGCATTTCTGCCCCTGCCATTACATTTTGGAAACAAGCGTTGACAGCTTGCTTTTTGTCATTGTGCGCTCTTCCGGCGTCATGTCGGAGATAAGTTCCGCCATATCCTCCGAAAGCTCTTTCATGTATTTTTCAAGGTCATGCATCTTTGCGTCCTTGTCCTCCGGCGTATTGCCTTTGTGAAGCTCTTTGCTTTCCATGTAGCTTCTGCGGCTCATTCCGCTTTTACCCTCTCTGCGATCACGCATTCCACCATCTGGTGCCATTTTAGGTTCTGTGTAATACATTCTGCCAGAGTGACGATCCATATCACGGTCGTGTTCCATTTCCCGGTACATTTCCGGTGTCATGTGCCAGTACGGAGGTTCGTCATATCCTCTCCGCGTTCCTCTTCCCTTTGGCGCAAATCTGCCGTCTGCATACCGGTAACGGTCATAATACCGTCTGCCGTCTCCGTAACGCTCAAACATATCAAGAACCTGCTCTGGGTCTGATTCGTCCATTGATTTTGTAAGCGTCCGGTAATACATGGCTTCCGCAAGGTCTTTAAGCATGTCCGTGACTTTTCCCATCTCTTCTGTATCTACACATTCGATACCTTTTGCAAACTCACACTCTGCGCTTTCAGACAGTTTTTCGATCATTTCGTGCATTCTCTTAATATCCATAAAACCGCCCTCCTTACGCTTCCCGGACTGCAATTAAATTGCTGTTCTGAACTTCGATTGACTGCGTAGACGTATTCTGTACCGCTACCGTAACACAACAACCGCGAGGAACGTCCACATATGCCTGCGCCGAAACGTTAAAGAAGTTTTCAACTGCCGCCGGTGTAACAATCATTCGAGTTGACTGCAACGGTTCTCCGTCAATTGCAATAGCCAGTGAAATAGCTTCAACTGTGCCACCGGTAGGAATTTGAATGTTCCCGGAATAAGATACCAAAAATCTTGCCCGGCACTGATTTGTAAGTCCTCTTAATTTAACAATGCCACTTCCCTGTCTATGAACAATGCATTTTGTTGCGCATACCGGAGTTTCTGTAAATGCTACATCTTCTCCCTGCGCGACAGTTTGAATTGCAATTCCTGTAAATTCTGCCATAATTATTTACCTCTCTTTCAAAAATAAGGGCAAACATTATAGTCTGCCCTTTGTGTTTATAAGCAATACTGCACAGCAGACATAATCGAGTTAAACTCAATTAAGATACTCAATTATTCAATTTTGTGTAGCAGCTACTTTTAGCAGCTACTTTTAGCAGCTACATCCTGTGTTGCATCCACAGCCATACGCATAAGCGTTAGGATTTGGAACAACATATGCCGGGATTGCAGCCGGATTTACAGCGTTGATGATCTGCTGTGTCTGCGCTGACATTGCGGTAGTGAGCAATGCAGACTGGCGATCCTGTGATGCGGCTCTTCTTAAGTCATTATTTTCTGCCTGTAAGGAAGAAATCTTTTCCTGACACAGGTAATCAAGGATTGCCCTTGTTCCTGCCTGCTGGCTGTCGATAATGTCTCTGGTGTTGCTGTTCATGGTGTTCTGTAATGCGCAAGTGTTCTGCGCCATATTGTAGTTCACACCCTGGATAGCTTCCCTGGTCTCGCAGCAGCAATTAGCCAACTGGGACTGTAAAGCATTCTGCGCCTGCATAAGTGTCACGTTTGTGGTATTAAATCCCTGCTGTGTCTGGTAGCCAAGGTTGCAGATTGCATTGTCTACACCATGGAAACCGTTCATAACGGCGGTATTCTGTGCGTAAAATCCATCACAGAGACCATTTGTGATACCATCTAACTTTCCGATGATAGCCTGCGTGTCAAAACCACGCTGAATTGCAGAGTCGGTGTATGCAGATGCTGTCGCTCCCATACCTCCGTTTCCTCCCCAGCCATTGCCGCCAAAGCCGCCCCAGCCAAAGATCATAGCGAAGATAATGATAGCCCACCAGCCATCGCCGCCCCACATACCATCATTGTTTCTTCCGTTTCCTGTCACTGCTGCAATATCAGCAAGACTAGGCGATGCGTTTCCATTAAACATTTTGTTTACCTCCATCTGATTTATTTACAAATGGGATAACCGGTTATTATGCGCGCAACCCAAAATGTACTAATGATTAAACATATTCATAACCTTTTGTTTTGCTTCATCTACCGTAATTCCTCTTTCTTTACAGAGATTCTCTGCCATTGTCTTAAGTCCACCTGTATCTCCGCTTTGATACATTTGCATGGCATTTTTTGCCATAGGATTGTTTTGAACCTGCGGAGAATTCATCATTTGATTTAACAATAATTGTGCCGGATTCATTCTGGATCACTCTCCTTTTTTACCTGTGAAGTTTTTCTTTGACTGCTTGGAATTTTATCTAATCGGTTTTCTATCTGTTCAATCTTCCCAAAAAGTTCATCAAACTTCTGCATAAATGCACCTGTGCACTCGTCTGATAGGTCAAATTTCAATTTTTCAGTATCATGCGATAAATTGCTAACAGTATCATGCGAAACTGGCTTAAAAACGATTGTGCGAATTGTGCCATCTGCGTTCCAACTTTTAGCGTATATTTCTGTCATATCCTGTTTTGGGAAAAATGCAACGCTGCCATCCATTGGCACATCATTGGCAGTGATGTTTTCTACCGCCGGAACTACTTTTCCATTTATGCCAAAAGTTTGAACCGGGATCTGCTGCTGAATTTGCTGCGGTGCCTGCATATAATTTTGTGTATTATCAATGCGTGGCTGATTCATATACGGATTGTATGCGTACTGCTGCCCGTATTGCTGCATCTGCTGATTATAAATCGGATTCTGGTATGCTCCGCTCATATTCATCCTGTTTGACCTCCTCTAAAACATCTTCTATTGCGTGTATGATAGACGACTGCGTTGACAAGTCCAAGGACTGTAACTCTTTTCTGGCAAAAATTTTTTCAAGAACTTCATCTGAAAACACCACCATCCCTCCCTTTGATTATATTTTTGCATAAAAAAAGGCGGCAAAACCGTCACGATTCCGACAGTTTGCCGTCAAAAAATACAAAAAAAAGAACGCATTAAGCGTCCATACATCCGTTCGTGTTACCTTTAGTGTTACCTTTGATTTTGACCTTTAGAAAAGACACCATTCAAAAACTCCTTTCTTTCAGTAAAATCAAGGCTTCACAAGGTTTTCTTAAATAAAAATAAAGTAGCGGAAGGGAGATTCGAACTCGGTATCAATTCTCTCAAACCCGCATAAATACTGAATTTCTTTATCTCCAAAGGTGTTACCTCGTGTTACCTTTTACATTGATAATGCTTTTGCAATATATTCCTGCATTTCACTCTCTGTCTTGTTATTAAAATAGTAATGATCGAGAGTTGTTCTGATATCTGTATGCCCCATTTGTGTTTTTATTACCGATTCTGGAACATTTCCATCTATCAACTTTGTTGCATATGTCTTTCTTGCCTTGTGAATTGAACGTTCACCAATTCCTATTCTATCACATATCACATATAGCCGCCTTGTAAATGCCTGACCTTTTATTCGTTTACCGTTTTTCATAAAAATATATTGCCCAAATGGATTGAGCATTTTTATTTTTCTCATAAGTTCTTTGGTATCTGCGGTAATTATAACATCTCTAAACCCGGCATCACTTTTAGGAAAATTTTGAACATCAAATACATATTTGCCATTATCATCTCTATATCTTATTTCTGTCTTTGATATATGTATCTTATTTTCTCCGACATCAGACCATGAGAGGGTAGATATTTCCCCAACTCTCAATCCTGTTTTAAATGCCAAAATAATGCCAAGTTCTATCAATGTAGGCTCATTTTCCATTACAAATCGTTCAATTAAAAGTTCCTCATCCTTAGAAAATACCAATTCGCAGTCTGACTTATGGTTCTTTTTAAATGACTTTTCCGAAATTTCCAAATCACCCATAAAACTGGTTATGCTCAGGCTGGTATAATGTTTTTTCTTTGCATATTTGAAAATTCCGTTAATCAATATCCGCATATCAGAATAAGCTTTTTGCGTAAGTTCCAGTTTTGAAATAGCTGTTTTTATGAATGATTCCAATATTTCTTCATCAATGTACCGGATTTTTCTATTTGCAATCGGCAAATACTTATTTTCAAAAAATCTTTTAAAATTTGTCTCGTACTTGTCCTTTGTCTGTCTTGTTATTTCACCATATTCAAGTTTTTCAGAAATCCAATTAGAATATACCTGAATAACTGTAGGTTCATCCTCCTTAGCTTTATAGAACTTTACTATTTCATCTTCAATTGCTTTTTCAGATGTTCTCTTTACAAGTCTCTTTCCTCTCTTATTATCTTCATCTGGCAAATATGTGTAAAACTTTCCATCTTTTCCTTGCCAAATGCTGTAAGTGTGTTTTTCAATAAATTTTTTCCTTTCGTTCATTTCAATTTTTTTCTGAATGGTGTCTATGTTGATAATACCATTTTCGATGGCAATATTCAACAACTCACTATTTGAAAGATTTCCCGTTTAACTCACCTTCTAACTTTTTTACTTTCTGTTTAATATCAAAAATTCTTCTTTCCACTGTTCTTGTTGATACGCATAGTCTCATGGCTATTTCTTTTGAAATAAGTCCACGGGCAAGAAGATAAAATATTTCTTCTTCCTGCTCCGTGAAATTGGCGTTTTCAATAATTGTTTCAAGCTCTGGCTTAGTCAGTTTTGAAAACTTCATAAGCCATTCTCCTCTTATATTTTTTATTCTTCTCCCTGCCAGATCTTCGGTGTACCGTCCATCATTGCCACATATTTTCCGTAACTCATGCCGGCTTCTCTTGCTTTTCCTAAAACATTATCTAATGTACTGTTTCTACATGTTTTTACGCTTCTTTTTTCCCTATCTTTTCTTCTGCGGTATTCATTTCTGCAATCCTTCCCACAGGTAAGTGCTCTGACTGATATTGATTTGTATTCTTTTCCGCAGATCACGCACTTTTTTGTATATACCTTGCTATTGAGCATAATTACACGTTCTCCTTAATCATAACAATCCCTGATATCATCTACGTCTCCTGCCAAAAAGCTGTCAAATACTTCTGCTACTCTCTCTATAAGGTCTCCATCATGTCCATTCTCTCTCATCTGCTCCGAGAAATCTTTCTGTGAGCACTGAAGTAAACCATTTTCCAACCTTGTCCATTCTTTTCTGTAAGTTATTCCATTCAATTCCAATGTTTCATTAATTCCGTTTTCTGTCAGTTCTACCGTATACTTCATGCAATTATTCCTCTCTTTCTGCATTATATTTCTTCCACGCAACAATTTTACTTCTATAAAAATACTCTGGATCTCCACTAAAGCACTTACCTCTTGTAACAGAATGTCCTTTGCGCATAAGAGTGCCAACAAATTCACGCTGTGGCAAAAGTAGGTTGTCGTTTGCTGACAATAAGAAAACCTTTGTATCTAACGGACAACTGTCCATGTCATAATTCCAATCCATCTGTGCCCCTCTCTTTCCATATCATCTCCCACCTCCGCAGCATATACTATTACGGGAGGTGGTATGATGATTGCAAGGTTTTTTATCTGGTTCTAAAATTTAAAGGTTAGGCAAACCGAAGCTGTCCTGTCTGCTCTGCTTCTATCTGCATATTTGGCATCCGCTCTGCAACACACAATTCTGGCAAATTTGCTCTGACCAGTGCCGCAGGTATCGGTGGGCATACTGCATTGCCACATCTGCGCACCTGTTCACTTCTCGGATATGTCTTGCCGGTGTAATCATGGTCGATTATGTAATCATCAGGGAATCCTTGACATCCATATAACTCCCTTGGCTCCAGCATCCGCAGTCCGATATCCACGATCTGATAATCGACACCCTCTATCGTAACCAATCCGAATCTATCCCTGGCTGTCACAGTATCAAGCGGCTGTTCTATATCCTGCCCTGTTCCCTGTCCATAGTATTTAATCAGAAACGCTCTGACCTCTCCAAAGTGTCCGTCACCAGCCGTGATCGTTGGTAATGGCTGTCTGATATCTTTTCCGTCACAATGATTGTTCATCTGAATCAGATTTGCAGTAACAACGCTGTTATGATCCCATGCGGTCACTGTCGGAAGCGGATTTTCTACTGTTTCCCCAGCACCCTTATATCCTCCGTCATAGTACTTATGCAGGAATGATGTGACCAGTCCATATCTATTTGAGCTGTCAACTGTCATGATCGGATCTTCTATAGTCTGTCCTCTTACTCCATCTTTTGAAGTTTCAGAATGGTACTGAATCAATGTAGGACTGATAAGGCAATGCTCGCATGGTTTATTCATTCACTCCACCACCTTTCACAATCTCGATTGCTTTACTAATAAGGCATACCGTGCAGTCCGATGCTCTACACTCTTCTCCAAAACAATCTTTGTTCACTGGTGATGTCATTATTTTTTCAACTTCTTCCAACTGCTCCACAACCTTGTCTACATCATAAGCCGTCGGATATTCTTCTAGTAAATACAATACTGCATTTGTATTTACTAAAGTTCCATTGCTTAAAGTAACCGATTTTAAATCTTTCTTCAGCGCATCCGCATCAATCAGTCTCATCGTTCGCCCTCCTGTTCCAATCTGTAGTTGCTTTCGTTCGCTCGTCTTTCCCTGTTCTGATGCCTCCGTCCTGATCCATGTACATCTCACATTCATAGCTTTTTGGAAATTCTATTCTGCATTTCATACATTTGATTTTGAACATTACCCCAACAGATGATTGTGATGACTTATTTGTAATGGTTAAGAACATTGCGTTTCCGCCGCAGAACGGGCATGGCTTAAGTTCTTCGCTCATTTTTTATCTTCCTTTCTTTCATCAATACACTTTCTGACCGCACCCACAATATCCTGGATAAGGCATTAGGTTATGACACTTCGGGCAGAAATATTTCCCCTCAATGAGTTCTCTGGAAATCGCTGTCTGCTTTTCCACCGCCGCCCGGCATTCTTCCACTGTTCCGATCGTGCGGTATTGCTGTATTTCTTTCTGATATGTTTCCGCAAAATCTTTCAGATGCCGTAATACATCCCACTTAAATATATTTTTCTCATTCTTCATAAGATTTTCAGCTGTTTTAACGGTTTCTTCAAATGTCCAGCTATTTATTTTTTCATTCACCATTGCAGCTCCTTTCCACCTACACAGGATAATAATTGCTCTAGTCATCCTTGATCCAATATCCAGTGCTCCATACTCCGGTCAACGGATCGCATACTTTTCTGCCTTTAATCCTGACTATGCCTCCAATAGTTCCGGATCATCAAATATGTTGCCGATAATTTCACATTCATGCAACCATTCAGAATAATCTTGATATCCATCTTCTCTGTCATCAATAATGTATCTTGCATTTGCATCATCCCATTTGACAACACCATAAATAACATTATCCTTAAGAATATCATTCTCAAAGACCCGTTTACCGTTCTTATCCTCAAGTCTTGTGCACTGGCAGACAGTATCAGGAATACACGGACAAATTCCTCTCCAATTACCATCTCTCCATCGTTCTCCTCCTGCTTCCTGTATACCCGGTCTCTGTAATCTTCAACAACGCTATGCAACTGACAATACCGGCAGTCCATAATATTCTTTTCCAGACAAGTATCATTTAAGATACTGCATGTTCCGTCTGTCATCTTTTCCATACCACTCCTCGTTTTCTCAAATTTAATGTCCGCTCCGCATCATACAAAACAGCATTTCCGTCATAGACTTTTTTCTGCTTCCCACGATGCAGGGCTTTATTATTTCCAGTCTCCATGATACATCATCCGATACCCGTGTCGGTTCTTCAAACTCCTGATATTTATCCCGCATCCACGGAACAGCCACTATAATTCCAAAATTCTTGGAAGATTCTGGATTTGTTTTAATAAGATGTTTTTCAAAAGTTCTATCATTCAAGTCTGAAAGAATATCTTTATAACACTGCATCGTGGTTACTATGTAGTTTTTCTCACCATAGAAGTTTAGACCATTCCCGCTGTATACGTCCTCTTTGCAACTCTTGATTTCGTAGCATATAAAAATTCCCTTTTCCAACGATGACACTGCGTATTGGTTTGGCGGTTCAAACTGCATGAAATCTACTCTTCCACCCTTCCCGGCAGTTGTGAACGCGTCAATGCTAACCTCACTCGCCCAGTATTTACCCATGCCGCTAAATCGGCTACTTACAAGCAGTTCTCCGAGAAACCTTGTTGTTTCCGCTCTCTCCATGCTATCCCTCACTTTCTGCCTTAAGCCATTGTTCCACCTCTGTAACAGAACACATTGCTACGCCGCCCTCAATGGTCTTTACGCTACCCTGCTCATATGTTTCGATTGAGCAAAGGAAATCTAAAAGTTCTTCATCCGTCATGCTCCGGATCCGGTCTGCATTGGTCTGTGGCTTTTCAATATGTGGCTTTTCTGCATCTGTGCTGTACGACTCCGGCAGTGGCATCCAAGCATTTACAAATAATCCATATTTTGCATAGCTTTTGTCATCATCCCCCGGATAAAACGCACCGTTACCATCTTCATCAGTTTCATATCTTCCGACATCTGGAATAGTAAAGTTTTCAAACGATACCAGGATATATTTATCAGTATTAGGAATCTGCTCATCTACTGGAATCCATCCGCTTTCCTGCTCCAAAATCCTGTTGATTTCTTCCTCCGAAACCACTTTTGTTAGTGGAGAATACCCGCAGGCTTCTGTTGCTACCTCAGATATCCGGTTTTTAATCCTGCTTATTTTCATTCTGATCCTCGCTCTCTGCCAGTTTGGCATGCTCCCATACCATTGTAGATCCATTAGTGGTGCTCCATGATGTTTTTCCATCGCTCCACGCATACACATAATTGTTCTCGAATTTAGCAAAATGTTTTTTCTCCCATTCGTCGCTGCTGCGGTATCTAACATAAATCGGTGTATCAACTGGAACTCTACTCCAATCAACCTGTGGTTCTTTGTACTCCTGTTCCATCCACTTTCTGCGTGAATCGCCGCAACTAGCCATACCATCGTTTTCAAACGCGCACTCGTTGCATCTTACACCACGACATTCCCGAAGCTTTCCATCTTTCGTAATAGCAAACTTATTGTCTGTACATGCAAACTCCAATAATTCATTCATGTATTTCTCTTTATTCAGCATCCTTTTTCTCCTTCCCGTACCGCAACTGATACGGTACTTCCTTAAAATTTCTCAATGCATCCGGGTTTGGATGCTTCGGCATTCTCGTCTGACGGTTTTCCATCTCTGCTATGATTCTGCGTCTCTCTTTGCTTTCTCTGTGCAATTTATACCTCCGTCATTTTCCAAGACTGTTTACAAGCTGTTCTGACCTCGTATAAGCCTTATCCAACAGTTCTAAATATTCATCAAAGGAAATCTGTGCTTTTTCAGATAACTCCCTCGGATAACGCTCTAACAAAGCCTTAATGCACTGTTTCATGTCTCCAAAATATCCGATTGTTCGAACGCTTTCTTTTTCATTGCCGTCCTTATCCTGTCCGGCATATCTCTGTCTCAGGGTGTGATTCAGAGAATCAATCTCCACAAAATATCCATCCTGCAGTTCCACAGTTAACTTGTCCATCAACCATTCCTCCTATATTTCATACGTCTTTCCGATAAAACGCTTGTCAATGTACTTACATTCCCATTCCAAAACACTTGCGATCCCTGTCATGGTTTCATATCCGGTAGCAAGGCAGTTAATTAAATATCTGATTCTCTCATAAACCTGTCTGATCTGATTTCCCGAAAATTTAAACTGTGTTTTAAGGCAGACACCCAACATAGCAAAATAATTAAATACCTGTGCCAGTAAAAACTTATTTGCCTGTATCATGCAGTTCGGTGCAATCTTTCTCTCTACCAGATAAAAGCTCTCACGATACGGAATCTTATTAGTTTCCTCTCGCACGTCAATCTTGCATTTATCTTTCAGATAAAAACCAAGTTCCTCGCCTGTCGTTCCATCCTTTGCATTCTCCACATATGCATCAATAGTCTGCTCAACCTTTATGATTCTTTTGTGTCCGAATCCGAACTTATCATGCAGTGCCTGATATGCCATCATACGGACGTTATAATAGGATTCCTCTATTAGATAATCCGCATTGCTTTGTGCCTTGGCGTGTCTCTGTATTCCGATCAGTTCACTCTTGGAATATCCAAGTGGCTGCATCCGCTTTTTCTTTCTTGCCAGTGCATTACTCATTTGCTCTTCCATCTCCTCTCTACATCCTCAAAATGGCTAAATACAAGACTTTGAACATATTTTGATATATTTGTCCGTGCATATTTTTTAATTAGCATTTCCCCTGCTTCCATCATTCCTTGGAACCACTCATCTTCGTTATCAGCTTCATAAAACTGCTGCCGGAATTTATAATAGTCATTAAAAAACTGCCATTCTTCGGAACCTTTTTCAAATTTCTTACTTGCCATAATCATTCACCTTTTAATCAAATGGTGTGCTGCCACATACTTCTCGGAAACCGTCTTTCTGTCGCATCCGTGCTTGAATCTGTTCAATGGTTTCGGTTCGCTCGATAAATTCCATACGATCACCTTCAAACTGAACAACTTCTCTAAACGGTGTACCCTGTCGATTCTTTTCAACTTTCAAGCCTTTAAATTTTCTGTCTTCATCCAAATTCCACATAAGAATAATATTGGAAGCATCCTGCTCAATATCTCCGGATTCTCTTAATTCGGACATTGTAGGCTCTTTCGTTACATTCATTTCCGATACTCGGTTAAGCTGTGACAATAGGATGATCGGAACGTGAAGCTCTCTCGCAAGTGCTTTGAATTGCTTCGAAACTTCCCCGACTTCGGATGCACGATTATTGAACTTCCGGTTACACCGTACCAATTGCAGATAGTCAACTACGATCACGTCATATCTTTGATGCCTGCATTGCGTTCTTATTTCCTCAATAACATTTGTCTGATCGTCAATTGTGATCGGATATTTTTCAAGCTCATCATTTGCCTTGTCAAAGGCTTCTTTCTCTCCACCAAGAAAAGCCTTTGCCCTGCGAACTCTTGTCAGACCAATCTTTGACATTCTTGAAACAAACCTTTCATAAATCTGACTGTTGTTCATCTCCATGTTGTAGTAACAAGTGTTATAGCCTTTTCTTGCCATATTCTCGATTATTTGTGCCACAATAGCAGACTTACCAACTCCCGGTCTCGCAGCAACAACTGTAATGTCTCCGCCTTCAAGACCGCCAAGGCAATCGTCAAGATGGTAAAATCCTGTCTTTACCCTGTCCTCTCCAACATCATCATTGAAGTATTTATCTTTGTTCTCTGATACGATTTGCTTCATCAACTTAGATTTCTTCAACTGATTAACTTGGATTTCTTCAAGCCTTGTAAGAACTTCCGCGATCGAATTATCAATATCACATGGTCTAAGGCTCACTCTCTGGAAAAGGCTTTTTGTTTCCCTTACCCGCCAATCCTTAATGACTGCATCCGCATAACTTTTTATTGCCGTTGAGACTGGGGTAACAGATATGCATTCTTTCAATTCGCTTGCAATTATTTCCGGCTCCCATTTGTGGTTTTCAAGTGACTGAGACAGTGAAACGACATTAATGTTTTCTCCACGATCATACATGGCAAGCATTTCAGCAAAAGCATCTTGGCAAAATTCAGAGCTGAACATTTCCGGCTTCAATTTGTTATAAACCTTGTACATGGAATCATTGTCAATCAATACACATCCGATCACTCCAATTTCTGCTTCCGTCAACTGCTCTCACCTCGCTTTCGTTTCTCAACTTGACGAATCCAGTAATCGCAATCCTCTTTCAGCCAGTCTCCGTATTTTGGTATGTAGCGATAATTCGTATCATCCGGATTCTTCTCTATATAGTCAGTAACATATGCCACTGTAGCCTCATATATCAGCTTTGCAACGGCTTTCCTGTTCGGCTCGATAACTTCTAAAAGCTTGTCCATCCATGCTACCTTGGCAGACGTTAACGACGTTTTCTTTGGATATGCATTGATCGTGTATTCCCATCCCCATTCCGCGTCAAAGTCCAAATCAGATGCAGGCACGCTTTCTTTTGTATTTTCTTTCTCTTTCTCTATATCTGTATCTATATCTTTCTCTATATCTATCTCTACATTGCAATTTTGTTGCAAAATGTTGCACTCCGTTGCTCCACTGTTGCATTGCAACGCTTTTTGTGCATTTTCCCTAGATTTACGACTTCTTCTTGTACTTGCAGTCTCACTTCCTAGGTTATCTTGCACAAATGGCAACTTGTACTCAATGGAATCTGATGTTTCAAGCAATCCGCAGGAAAGAAGATACTGAATCGTTACTTGAACATTGATTTCGTCCTCGTCAATATCAAGGGCGATCTCTTTGTAAAATTCATCTTCCAATCCGGAATATTCCAGATAGCCACCTTTTTTCAACGACAACAACTGCATCTTAAGATAGATGATCGTATATGTATCGCCACCAGCCATCTTTCGGAGTTTTTTGATTCGTTTGCTATCAAAGAAATCATCCATCAGTTTAAGCCAGTAATACCGCTTATTCTCCGCCATTTTCACTACCTCCAAGCAATTCAATAACCTTTGCCCCAGCATCTTCCGGGCGACAAAATACGAACTCAACGCCATACTTAAGTTGCATTGTCAACATAGCTTTTGCCAATACCTTGCCAGATGTCGGCTTTGTTTTCGGTAGCGATACATTCAGCAATTTTCCAAGTGTGTGCATATATGCAATATTGTTATACCGGTCCACTCGAGGATTATGCCATGTAAATACATCATTGACGGAATACACCTTGTCTGTATTTTCAATAAGCACATATAACTTAATTCCGTTGTTCTGCGCCAAAATACACTCGTCACGGAATCTCGGATGTGCTCTTCCACAGATGTTCCCAGCAATTTCCTGCATGTCTTTTTTCGTGTCAACGGAAACATCATATGTGCCAAGAAAATCCATCTTTTTAAGTTCCATTTTTCTATCTGATTTTCTACGGATAACATCCGCTACCTTGTCTGTGGCAATTATGTAATCTCCAACCGGCAATGGTGCACGCAAGACTTCCATATCGTGGCTTTTAAAATATCTATTCTTAAGGATATGTAAGCCCTCTTTCTGTCCTTTATCCTCAATTATTAACACGTATTCTCCTTTCTGGCGGTCACTTTTAGCAACCGCCAAAGGTATCTCATGGCTTTCAATTTAGTTTTGTGATATATTAAATTCCATACCAAAGTCAGATACCGCATAAACTGGTTTCTTTTATGCTTTCACATTGGTGTTTCAACCTATCAAAACGGGCAAAGGTTCATATCAACCTCTAATCCTTTTTCTGCAATATAAACATTTGCTCCATATTTAACTGTTTCTTCTGTCCTTTGTTTGAATAGTGCGGGATCTCCGCTTTTATCTGATAAGTGTATTAGAACGACATTTCGCAATGCCGGATTATCGTTAGTAGAAATAAAGTCAAGTGCCGTTGGTAAGCTCATATGACCTCTTAATCTGTGTTCGTAATTTGGCTCTTCTCGGTTCACAAACTGCATATCATAGTTGGCTTCCACCATGATGTGATTAACACCATTAAATCTCCATCTGACGTATTCCGTGTCTGTTGCATACACAAGGCTTCCCATCTCTGGATGCGTAATGTAAAACCCAACGCACGGGCACTCTGAACCGTCTCCGTTGTTATGTAGCCATCTTCCAGATTTATCACGGTTTTCAAATGCCCTTATGTCAAAATTTCCTTTTCTAAAACGCATTTCAGAATATTTTATCGGCGGTCTGCATGGTTCAAAAACAGGAATGCCAGCTTGCACATATTGTAAGCTATAAAGACTATGGTCAATATGGAAATGGGTAGTAATCACAGCCTTAATTTTCATCACATTGAAATCCAGTGCTTTCTTGACTTCCATAAAAGGCAACCCGGCTTCGATTATCAAAGCTTCCTTGTCATTCTCCAGCATGTAGCAATTACCGGATGAACCAGAACCTAATGTTTTAAGTTTCATACCTCTTTCACCTCAATTTTCAAATATGTGTTTATTATCGATTATCCAAGGATGTTTCGTGTAGTCTATATGGCTTGCCGCATTTGCAACTGTTTTCCGTAGCATCTTTAAATGTTCCTCACAATGCTTTCTTCCAGATACCGCCGGTCTACCACAGATTATGCACAATCCTTTATCCTCCCGGTACTCCCTTTGGCTTGTGGACTTCTCGCACGAACGCCTCTTTGCCAAACACCTGTTGCATAAAACAGTTCCGCATACTGCATTACGTTTTCCACACTTCACGCATATTCCACTGGACTTATTCATGTAATATCTGGTACGGACTCTTTCTTTCCGTGCTTCTGCCTGTTCCGGTGTTTCCCTTGCAAGTCTCTTAGCTTCTACCTTCGCTTTCTTCTCCCGGCACTCAGCGCACATTTTGTACTGCGTTCCCAATATGCCTTTGTGACATCTGGAGCATATACCAAGAGATACATAAGGGTCTTCCGCTTTTTCTCTCATTCGGCATCCTCCAAAAACCATATTCCTTCCGGTTTTAAAAAGTTGCCCTGAACAATGTTCTTTCTGAATATACTTTCTGCTGTCGGTGCAAGATCCGTAAGTCTCTGTATGCTCTCTTCTATGTTGTCTGCCAGAATATCAATGCCGAATAATGTCTCTGCAGCTTCCGTTTCAGTCATTCCTATTGACAGTTTCCGTTTCAAGATTTCCACAAGGAAATTTCCAGTACCACACGCAGGCTCCAACACTGTTCCTCTCCAACACTCTGCACCACCATTTTCATCTTCCAACATATTGCACATCTTTTGTACCATCCAGCCCGGCGTATAAACTTCTCCAAACTTTTTGACGCGTTCTCGGCTTTTTGTAATTTTTTCTTTCTGCCTATTTTCCATTTCTGTGATAAAACTCACTCCTCACATCAATAATCTGTCTTGTCTGTCCCAACAATGCCCGATTATGCTTTGCCCTCTGCTCATTGTCACAGATAAATTGCTTGCAAATTTCTGGTCGAACCGGATAGATTCTGCATTTCTCGCAACTCTTGTCCGTATCAAGAAAAGGACATGTCATATCATATGGTCGATTCACAGTAGGAAGCAGGTGCCTACACTCTTTGATATGGTTCTTACGGATATATCTGTGAATTGCATCTACTTCCTTTCTGCTCATTGGCAAAAGGTTGGAACAGCAGTTACCGCATTGGCTACATTTTCCATCTTTGCAGAAATTGTAAGTGTTATCTTTCATGCCTTTCTGCACGGATTCTAAGACTGATATAACTTCCATAGGCTACTCCAATTCTTCCTCTGCCGGGAACTGAAATACTTTCATGTAATTCTGGCTTGCATATTTTTGATATTCTTCTCTAAGCATTTCCATGGCTTTCTTTGCCTTTTCTTTCGTGGAATATTTAGCTGTTATTGAAGTCTCATTGTCTCCGATTGCCTGCATCCGGACAAATGTTGCTTCTTTCGCCCTTGTATCAATAAAAACAATGCTATTTTCGTACGGAAAATCCAATGTGCCGTCCTGTGATATAACTCTCATGGCAACCTCCTAATCTTTCATAAAGTCCGGTACGTTCTCGTCATTCTCAACGACTTCTCCGGCTACTTTCTCCGGCTCTGGTTCAACTACTTCGCTCCCGGTCTCAATAGCTTCGGATTCAGCTACAACAAATGGCTCTGAATTGGCATTTTCGGAAATATCACGCTTGACCTGTTCCTGCAAATCTTCCATCGGATATTCCTTGAAATCGTTGTCCTGCATTTCCTCTTTCGTATATAATCCCATTGTCAGCTCCGGGCAATTCAGACTGGAGAAGAAAGATGCGGCTCTGTAACGAAGCATTAACTGTGGCATGGTTTTCCACTTACTACCGTTCTTACTAAGCCATCCCTCGGCTTTAGCCATTTCCATGTCCACGGTCATTCCCTCAACTCTACGACCATTTTTCGTAGTCCAAGCAAGGCACGAATAAGGCTTGCCATCTTTATCTCTAGTTTCCTCAAACTGTAATTCCATATCGAATTTGCCGGAATTATTGATTGCCGCAATCAGAAACTTTGAACTCCAAGACGGTCTACCCTGAATCACATACAGATTCTGCATAACCATCAGTGGGCTTACTCGCAGTCTCTGCGCCTGCTCAATAGCAATCAGACAGTTTGCATCGTTCTTCTGGAATGTTGCCGGAACGATAGTTGAACTCGCCAACGCCTTTGCCATCTGCATAGCCATAATGAAATTATCTGATGTTCCAAAAATTCCAAGGCTATAGTCTGTAACCTTGTTGTTGCTGTGTGCAACCTCTGTCTTTTCCTCTTTCTTTTCCTCTGCCTTTGCTACTGCTGTGTTCTCTGCCATAATTATTTTTCCTCGCTTTCTTTCCTTATTGCTTTTTTAAATGCTCCATTTTTAAGAAATTTCAAAACAAGATTGAGTTGCATATTCTTGAAAACCTCTATGTGCTTTGTACTGTGATACCACATTACCCATTCCTGTTTCAAAAGTTCCTCAATGCTTGTAATCTGCTCACCCTCTGCGAATTTTCGCTGACTTAAAAGGTATTCCCTGTGTTTTTGAATGTTCTCGCATTTTGCGCACTCTTCGGAAGAATACCTTGAACAATGCTTTCCATTAAGGTTTACAGACAATGCACAATATCTACATGGATTAACTCTCATCGTCACCACCGCTTTCCGGTTCTTCACACTTCTTCACAACTGCCACCTTATCAGCACCGTAGGTTTCTACCCACTTCATATCCACGGTTTCATCTGTAACCGTCAGCTTTGCACCCTTGGCATTTACAACCGTGTCACCAGCTTTCACGGAATCCTCGGTGCGATATGTATAGCTTCTTGTGCTGTTTGGAAATTTTGCTTTGATATAATGCATTTATCTGTAACCTCTCTTTCCTTTATTCCTCGCGTCTTTTTCGCAATACGGAAGAGAACAATGTCCGGATTCTGCAAAACCCATGAACCCTTTCTTGCTTGCACTCTTCCAACGCTTGCACGACATGCACCACGCATCAGGCTGTGTGATGTTGTTGCTTATTCCAACTCTAGACATTCTACATCCTCGCTTTCTTAGTGAAAATCCGCTTCCGGTTCTTTTTCCGGTCGAATATAACTGTCATCATATTCCTTATCAATAACGATAGCCGTTTTAGCTCTGGATAATCTCAAGAGTAGCACCTCAAATTCACTCAAGTTTCTAAGTGACGAAATCGTCAAATCCTTATAGGAAGAAAGTGTATATGGTTCTTCTTTTCCGTTATCCCATATCCACTTTGACACAGGAATTTCAACATTCAGTTTTTCATCATGCTCATTTTCAAATGTGATAACTGCTCTTTGCACACTGCTCCATGATGGCTTATCTTCCAGCTCAAACCGCATTTCACATTCCACGTATTGATAAGAAACGCCATCATCGTAATCAATGTCTAAATCTTCTGTGTCAATATCCCTTTCACATTGTTTAATCCATGCCTTGAACAAATCCGTAAGTTTGATTTCTTTCTGCTCCGGCTCCATCATAAGGTCTTTAAAATTCTCCAAAATCTTTTTATTTCCAATACAGAAATCCGAATTAACAATCTCTGTTAAAACAGAATCAAGTTTAGGAAGGTACTCTGAAAAATCATAACTCTCAATGTATGGAACCATTACTTCTTTTACCTTTTTCTCAATGGCATGCTTTGCATCTCCCCAGCGAAAAGCATCTTCGATTGCTCCTCCCAATGCATTCATAAATTTTTCTTTGACAATTTCACTTACTTCATCCGAAGATAAACTTTCCGATGCTATTTTCAATAATTCTTCTTTCATTTACACACCCTCCACTTTCAACTGTTTATCCTCGGAAACACTCAAAAGAATTAACTGTGCATCCATATCCGGCACATTAAATTCATTCAGCGATTCGGCGTTATCTACGAAAATCGGTACGCTCACACCGTATAACTCGCTAAGAGAACGGATAATATCAAGTCCGGCTACGATTCTGTGACCACTGTTCAAAGTTGAATACGGTACGCCGTTTACGGTACACTCACAACAATCTTTCATACCGCCATTTAACTGCATTTCAAAGAGTTTGAAATTAACCGTCTTGAAATGGCTGTTAATAGATTCTGAAACCTTATCCAGCTTGAAACGAATGAACTCTTCCAAGAGATAAAGCATCTGTTCCTGATCGGCAACTTTCTGCCCGATTTCTTTCTGCTCGTCACGAAGCGTTTCGATACGATCATCAATCGCCACATTGTTAGCCGCCTGCGCAATAACCTTGTTCACCTCTTCAAGCTGACTCTGCAGATCGGCTTTCTCGGCTTTTAAATCAGTAACAACCTTGTCTGCGCCCTCGGATTCAACCTTTGCAATATCAGCAAGAATCTTGTCATGCTCTGTTTTCAGCTTCACATACTCTTCATTCTGCGAATAATCAGCTTCTGCCGGGATCTCGGATAACTGCTTTGCATAATCATTCTGCTTTGCAAGTGCCTTGGATTCCTGCTCTTTGAGTGCCACAATGTCTTCCTGCAACTTGGCGTTTTCCTTTGTCAATCGCTCAATATCAGCCTTGCAAGCGTTGCCCTTGTCAATCAGACCTTTAAGTTTTGCGCCCTTTGCATCATCAAATGCTTTGCGTGCATCCTCTAACTGCTTGGTGGCACGTGCCTTGGCATCTGCCTTTTTCTGCTCAAAATCAGCCTTAAGAGACTCAATCTTATCCTGCGGCAACTTCTGACCACATAAGGAACAAACCGTTGTAGATTCATCAAATTTCCACTTGGATTCGTCAAAGAGATATGGCATTTCATCAAATGCCTTGGAAAATTCTGCATTGTATTCAACACCAAGATTTTTCCGCTCTGCATCTGTATCGGAAATTGTCTTCTCATTTGCCTTGATCTGATTTTCCGCAGACTGAATCTGATTATGTAAGTCATTGAACTCTCGTGTTGCATCATCCTTGGCACTGTCAAGACCTCTACGTTTTGCGGAAAGTTCGTCATTCATGACCTGCATAATGCCGGACATATCAAATTGCAACTGCATTTCCTTGCTTCTCAAATCGCCTAACGTGCTACCGGCATTCTCCATTTTCTTGTCACATTCAGCGATTCTTCTTACCAGATCTACCTTTGCAAGTTCCTGCTCTGCCACGTCAACATCAACCTTGGATTTCTCGGCTTCATCAATACGTACCGGAATCTCTGACTGTTTCTTTTTCCACTCTGTAAGAGCTTTCTGAAATTTTGCACGAATATCATCCGTGGACGGTGCTTTCTCCAACTCGCCGAGTAATTGGGCATACTTAGCATCTGTCTGCGCCAGTTCAACATCCGATACATCCGTTACAAGGCGCATCAGAATATCCCGCTGCTCTTTCCATTTCATGGAAGAGAAATACTGCGGATTGGCCAGCATCTTGAACATATCCTCGCTCTGTGCCAGACTGGAAATATATTCTTTGAAATCAGCTTCACTTTTTGGATAACCGTCAATCTCAAATGAATTGACATTTCCCTGCAATGCAACAGTATCAGTACCACGTTTCTTAACCCAATTCTGCTTCTGAACCTTTGAAAGTTCCACTTCTTTCCCATCAACGTCAATAACTCCCACAACCTTAATTTCTACATTATCAATGCGGTTTCCGTCCTTATCTAATGGTCGAACATTAAACTTTTCCTCTCCGGCACTGTTTTTATTGAAAAGCAGCCATGTAAACGCATCGAAGATTGTTGTCTTTCCTGCGGCGTTCTGTCCTTTAATACTTGTCTTATTAGAGAAATTCACATCAAGGCTCTTAATTCCCTTGAAATTCTCCATATGTAATGATCTAATTTTCAGTTTCATTTTCCTTCTCCTTCCACTCTTTATATTTTTTAAGTGCCTCTTCAAAGCATGCTTCATCGTCAATATATCCAAGAGCTGACTCTATAATTTTTGAATTAATAGTTGTTCCCTTTTTCCCCATCAGCTCAATGTCTCTTTGGTGCTCATTTGCAATAATGGCACATGCTGTATGAACTTTCGTCCTGCATGCAACCAGATCTGCATATTCTTCAACGGAAATTGTAACGGTATTTTCTGCCATCTTAATTTTCCTCCTCTAATACATTGATTTTGCTTACAGACACCTCGTATGCTGTTCTCTGTTCTTCTGTTCCATCTTCATATTTCTTAATATATCCGCGGCTCTGAATGCGTCCATTGATCTCAATATGAGTTCCTACTTCCAACTGACCAACAAATCTTGCATTTCTACCCCAAACAACACATGGGATATAATCTGATTTTCCGTAGGAACGATTGACTGCGATTAATAAATCTGCAATTTCTCTTCCAAGCGGAGTTTTCCTGTAAATCGGTTCTTTGCATACATATCCGTCAAGCTGGATTTTGTTCAAATCTGTATGCTCTCCCGTATTCGCTTTTTCAATTTCACAGACGAATACATATAATAACAGACGATTTCTCTTTTCCTCATGTTTGTTATAAGAACTATACACACCGGAAACATTAACGGCAGTGCCCGTGTATTTATCATTCAGATTGATTAATCTCTCTGAAATAATTAATGGGATAATATCAGCCGTCCCACTTAATCTATCCACTTTGAGGTGCATATTATAAAATCCCTCTCCAAACACCTCATGGTTAAATTCCGGCTCTGTGATAATCGTTCCTGTAAATTCCACTTTATTGTTTTCTGCTCTCATATTTGAATTTCTCCTTTTCTTATGCTAAAATAGGCGCAAATAGCTTATGCTATTGCTTTGATTGGGAATCATTCAGCTTTGGTCGGTTCGGATGATTCCTTTTCTTTGCTGTAATCAGTGTCAAATGTGATATAGGTAATACCGTCATCGTCATCAGACTCACTTCTGTAATCGTAATCTACAATCTCTTCTGTATACTCCTGCCACTCCCCATCTATTTTTGTTCCTATATAAATAAGAAGTAATCCAATCAATACAGGTATAGCAGTGACCGGATACTCCGTTGCATCAATGCAGATGCAAAACAGAAAAACAACGGTGCCGATCATTTCAATTACCTTTGCAAACTTCTTCATAGACACATCACTCCTACCACTTATAGGAACCATTGGCAATCTCATCACCATACAAGGAAACAAAATCTGTTATTAATGCGATAAACTCTGAATTTGTCGGCTTTCCTTTTTCCACTGAAACCGTGTAACCAAAAATTTTGTTGATTGCATTTGTATTGCCATTTGTCCATGTAACTTCAATTGCGTGCCGGATTGATCTTTCTACTCTCCAGACTGTATCGCTGTTTTCTTCTGCGATTTCAGTATAGAGTCCTTTAATAATGCTGATAAGTTTACTTCTGTTTTCAAGACATTTCTCAACCGCACTTATTATGTAACCGTAACCCTTAAGGCTATGTTTTACGCCGATCTGATCTAATGTCTTTCTTAAAGCAATGTTCATTTGTCTATCCATGAATACCTCCTGTTAATCCTTTCCAACTCCGTATCTGATTGCCATTTCCTTCACAATAGCTGTATATCCCTCGATCAACTTCTTATCCTCTGCAATAATATCCACATAGGATAATTTGTCTCTGGTTGATTTACAGATACCCTCGTCAGCCATGCGCCTGCGCTTATTAGTCAGCCGCTGTTTCAGATTTACACCCATTCGCTTTGACAACAGTTCGTAGCTTTCGGCTCTTACTTGGCTGTATGCCTGTCCGCCACCAAGTTCCATGCTGATTTTTCTTAAAATATTTCCAGTATCATCACGCCATGATGTTGTATCAAGTGCAACCACTTCCCGAATACTCTCAACTCTCTGTTCCACATGGTTCAGTTGTTCCGCCTGCCGTTTCTGTTCTAACTGCTGTTCTGCTACAGAATTGAAAATCTTCTGGAACATCTGCAACTCCGGTGATAATTGGTTGAGGTCAATTACCTTCTGTTTCATGCGCTCTTCCAAATGCGTAAAATACTCACGCGCTTCTTCTGCTTTCTCTCCGTTTCCTTTCATGGAAAGTTTCTTTGCGAAATGTGCTGTGAGTTTGTAATCATCAGCAAAATTTCCTCTGCTACTTTCATTCGCCATTGATGGCGAGTAAAAATAATCCTCATTTTCAGTAGCAAATTCATTGTCTACAATATTCGCTTTCGCCCATCTGGAATAATGGCTTTTATCCATTTCCAAGAACTCATACAACTTCTTTGCGGTGGTCATTCCATTTTCATCGACACCAAGTGCAATCTCAATCGGCGTCTGCATTTTTGCTTGTTTTAACTCTTCCGTTTCCTCCAACTCCTTTCCGTGTTATAATTCCCTTATCATCAAATAAGGGAGGTGCTACAATGATTGAAAAGACAATTCATGACTTAGCTGTCACATATGCCAGTTCAAAACTTTCAGAATATGAAATTGACAAACGCGAAGCTCCACTTTGCGGAAATACAGAAATGTCATCCGAAGAAGTTCTGTATTTAAAAGCGGCATACGATTTTGCTGTCAAAAATCTTTCGGAGTAGGTTCGTACCTTTCTCCAACCATTGCATGAGAAACAGCTTCTTTTATCACTTCATGCTGTTTCTCCTCTGAAACGGACTGCTCAATGCGTTTTAGTGTACCGTCAATACTCTTTAACGTGTTGAGCATTTCTTTTAAAATTTTCACTGCATTTCTCCTTTCCAGTAACTCTTTAAGTTACTTTCTTTGCAAAAAAAATATCCATTGGATTTTGGATGTGAAGATTATCAATCATAACCTGAATTTCGTCACTTCCAAAAACGCCCTTACTCATTCTCATATAAAATGTTTTTGGCGTAACTCCAATCATTTCCGCAACATCAGCCTGTGTTTTGCCATTTTCAGCAATAACGCCGCGAAGTTTGTTTGTATCAACCATCTTACTACTCCTTTCTAACTTCGTAACTTTTGAAGTTACTTTCATTATATTCCATTTTGGTAACTTGTCAAGTTATTTTTTTCTTGACGAGTAACTTTTTTGTGCTATAATAAAGTTACCAATAGGAAAGGAGGGAAACTCAAATGACAATCGGAGATAGGATAAAAAAGCAGAGAGAGCTTTTAGGTATTTCACAAGTAGAGCTTGCAGAGAAAATAAAAGTTTCAAAGCAAACACTATATAAATATGAAAACAACATTATTACTAATATTCCAAGTGATAAAATAGAAATTATTGGGAAAGTTCTTGAAGTTTCTCCATCTTATTTAATGGGTTGGGAAGATAATTTAGAAAACGCACCAGATATTCTTCCAGACCTTATGTCGGATAATGAATTGCTAGATAATTTGAAAATGCTAATGGAACTTAGCAAAGAACATCGACAGACTATATTTGACAATATAACCTATTGGCATGAAAAAGAGGGGCACTAAATGCCCCACTTTTTTTTGAATGAAAGTATTGTGTTATATAAAAATTTCAAAAATCGCTCGTTGTCGCACTTAACGACCATTTCAGTTATTTTTTCCTTGTAAAACGCTGTTTCCTCATTGCACTCATTTTCCCCCATATTGATTTCCTCCAATCATTCCGCACTTCCGATAGCGATACACAAATTATAGAACTTATGTTCGATATCGTCAACCCCATTTGACAAATTGCTACAAATTACAAACTCGTTTGTAGTTGAGGGACAAGAAAACGCCTTATCCCGCCCCTCAGCCAGAACTTGAAGTGCCCTTATCGGACAATTTTATTTTACAAATTTTTCCACCATTATTCAAACCATTTCGGTCGCAAGTTTCGACAGGTAAATTTCTTATTGTCACAGAATGTCGATTGATTAGTTTAAATTTTGTTAAAAAATTAATTACTGGTTGAAAATTATGCATCTGCCAGTTATCTGTGATGAATTTTAAGTGAATAATTTTCCTTTCTGCCCGTAGGCTTTATGCAAAAGAGCCGGCTACACAACACATGGTCATGTAATCGGCTCTTAGGCTCTTGATTTTATTATATTTAATTTTTAATGCAGTTTTTTTACAGCTTAGGTGCGATCTTTACCATATTTAACCATTCCTGCACATTAAGATTTGAACCTGAGTTCTGATAAGTACTGAGTGTACCAGTCTGTCCCGGTCCGAAAGTGCCACCACTCGTTACCTGTAAAGTTGATGCACCGCCGGATACCGCAGGAACTCTGACTCGTCCCATGACATAGTTAGATGTTGTATTTGTTATAAAAACTTCACGAAACCCATTTGCGTTTGAACTGAAAGTGACAAGACCTGTAATAAGATAATACCCATCATCCGGGACAGTGAAATACTGCACGACAGGAGTTTGGTCATTATAATTTGTTGCAGTATTGGATAAGGCAGATACATTATTTTTGGCATCTGACTTTTTTAAATATGTGTCTGGAATGTTATTACCATCATAATCTGCACTAGCACGGGCAACTCGTACGCCAGGATAAGTATCATTCTGCTCGTTGTGTGCAATGAGATCTATCATATTATCATTATTAATATTAAACATTGGCATAAGCGAACCCATAATTCCAGACCAGTCGCTTTTCATTATTTTAATAAAATACTTATTTGCTAAACCGCTGTTTAACGATGATATCGCCCCGGTACAAGTACCATTCCCAATCTTAGAAATGTCTGTCGTTCCAAGCATTTTATAGAGATACCGCACATTCTTGAACATCTGTGACACCTTTGCAAAAATTGAAGAGTGTTTTTCGCCGCTTGATAATTTTGATACAGTCGTCCACGCTGACGCTGATCCGTCTGCCACATCACTACTCGTAAAAGTTGCTGTATTCTCTGCTGTATCTCCGCCGGTTGGTACTGCGCCAACATTTTCTGCCGTAAGCACTACATTTCCACGGCGAAAAGAATCTTCATTTACACCTTTGATTCCGGTAACTGGAGTTCCGGCAAGCACATCCCATTTATCATCTGATGTTTTATAAATATTGGCACCTGCCGGAATTACATTCCCGGCTCCCTCTTTAAAATCATCCGTGGTGGTAAATTCATCTGAAATATTGTACATCCACCCTGTGCTAACATCCGCAAGTGCCGGAAGATCTGCAAATGCAACTGTTCCGTGTGGCTGCAATCCACCTTTAAGTCCCTCTGATACATCTTTTGCCTGCTGATAGTAATACTTGGCATTGTCAGAATCCTCGCCCTCTCTGCTTCCTGTACCACCAACGGCATAACTCTGTGCCTTAGTTGCACTTTCTGCTGCAGATTCTGCTTTGCCAATGATCTCTGTTGCTTTCTGCGTTGCGATTGTGGCTTTATCTGTGGCGGTACTGGCTGACTGACTGGCAGATGCCGCTTCACTTGTGGCTGTGGCTGCAGACTGACTGGCGGATGTCTCACTGACTTTTGCGTTGCTTTCGGATGCCTCTGCCGCCGTAGCTGACTTCGCTGCCGCTGTCTCTGACGCTTTGGCATTGGTTTCGGATGTTTTTGCCGCTGTTTCACTGGCTTTTGCAGCATTCTCACTTGCTTTGGCGTTGGCTTCGGACTTTGCCGCTGCCTGCTGGCTTGACTCTGCCTTTGCCACTTCCACTTTGATTTTCGCAAGATAGTTTGGCTCCAAGTGTTTTTCCTCGATGCTACCCTCTTTGACGATGGCAGACACTTTTCCATCCTTATCAATATAAAAAGCTACCGTATCAGAATCAAGGAACTCATACTGTGTAATCAGTGCCGACAGGTCTATGTACTGTTTCGTGCCATCAATCAGAGTCAGGATAATCTGCTGTGTAGTCGGGTTATAATCGAAGTTGATTGCGATTTTCTCCATCTGCGTATCGATCATAACTTTGGAACCGTTCTTTTTCGTGATTGTGATAATTCCCGTCGATTCCTCGAATGTCACGTCTGCAACAAGAGTTGCTACCTCTGTTTTCGTGGCTTTTGTGGTATCAAGAGTGATTACACGATCATCAATAACGCCAATAGCTGCGTCCATTTTGTTAAGATTGCTTTCATTAAGCGGTGTTTCATCACTCGGGTAATTCTCCCAATTAATAGCACTATGCGCTTTGTTCATGGTCCTCACTCTCCCTTTCCTTTGCAAGCTTCATCTGCTCCCGTTCGGCTATAACATGTCTGTTTGCTTCTTCCTTAATCTGCTGCAGAATATCCTTAAACACTAGGTACTTAGCTTCGATTGGGACATCCTCACACAAATTTGCATAATTTATAATGTCGTTTTCAAATTCCCGAATTTTTGCATTTATCATAGATTTTCCACCTTTTCCTTTAACTGTTCTATCTCGTCATGCTGCAACTGCACTGTGGCAACCAGATCAGCAATCAGTTCCGTATATTTCAGTCCGTAATACTTTTTCCCATTGCTGTCTGAAAACGTTTTTGGACAAATATTCCACCCTTTTTCCGCTTTTTTCAAAACATCCTGTGCAATAAATCCATGATGGAACCCATCTTTTTCGAAATTATAACGATACGATTTTGCTCTTAAAGAATAAATAAACTCAGATGATTGCTTTTTGCTTAAATCTAAAATTGTGTTTTTTATTCTTTTGTCAGATCCATTAATTACTCCACCTCTGAATCCACCTACTCCGGTATCTCCGTCTAAATGGATCATCATGTGGTCATTATCGTTTTCGCCTTTATGCAATGAAACCTGATTATATTGAACCGTACATTTATGAACAGGACTTTCAAGCGTCCCTTCCACTGTTCGAAATCCATCCGTTCCCATCTGTACAAGTGTTCCACTGCGTTTAAATTCAATAAGGTTTTCTACAGACTCTTCCGCTTGAATATGCATATATCCCCCGGTCATTTCCATAGAACCTTTTAATTCAAGCAGTTTTGCTTTAATTTTGATACCCTCGGCTGACTGGTTGATTTCTGAAATGACGCTGTCTTTTGATACTTTCAAGCTGATCTGCTTTGATGACTGCGTAATCGTACTGGACGCACTCGATGAAAGCTGCTTAAATTTCTTTATCAGAGTCCATTTGTATTTTCCACTGCTTATTCCACCATCTGGTTCGCAACCATAAAACTTTCCAGTCTTCTGATCCAAAAAACTGTGTCCAGAATAATACGAAGATGCAGGGTATGTATCTTGTGGATTCCCGAAACCACAATGTGTAACGTCATAATCTTCGGTATCCCATACTGTTAAAGAAGCACTGACTTCTGACCGTATCTTAGTTGCGGTCACCTCTATCTCTCCGGACAAATCGCCCTCTGCTTCGCTTGCTCTCGTAACTTCCGCTGTAATCTTGTCCTCATTAATTTTAATAGCTGCTGCAAGTTCAATTTCCTGTCCCTGTGCCCTTTTAACTTCTGCTGTAATACTGCTCGCATTTTGCGTGATTCTCGATGATAAACCATCCGTTGTATTTTTAACTTCTGTGCGAATTTCGGTTGCGGTCTGCGTGATCTGTGACTGCAATCCCTTCTCAACATCAGTTATCGTGCTCTGTGTCTTTTCAATGGTTCGCTCCAACACATTGCTCTTGCCTTTGAGCTTTAAAATACTTTTCTGTATTCCGTTCGCCCCGTTTGTCCGGTACTCTTCCCCATCCGCTTCCAAATCATCACGCAAAGCCTGTATACCTTTCAGGGTTCTTTTCAGAATATAGGACTCAATCAGTTCATATCTGGTCGGCAGCCGCACTGCATCCCCGACCTCAAGGCACGGATTTCCTTTGCAGTCTGCCGTAAACGGGCGATAAACAATCCCCCTGATCTTTGAAAGAACATTGTTTGCAATGCTTTTTAATTCTTTCGTTCCTTTACCATAGACAAGAAAATTATCCTCGATCACATAGGCATTGTCTCCGGTGCCTACGATCACGCCAATATCATTCTTCTGCTCCCTGATCTGAAGTTTATTAATGGTTTTGACAAGATAATCTTCATATGTGGCAGTAACATAGAATCCTTTTCCTATCTGCGTACTCTTTGGATCGCGCGGAAACAGATCATCTGCCGGATAAAGGTCATTTCTCGGATATAATCCCTGTATCTCCTGTTCCAGATAAATATAATGAAACTTCCCGTCGCGCCCCATGTGCCCCATACAGCCATTGATCTCACAAATGCAGGACAACACTTCCTTGCCGCTCACGGATTCGCCTATGGTGCTCGATTCCTCTGTATCAGAACTTGTCTCACTGGATGGCGTGACCGCAACTGTTTTTTCAATAGACATGTTGTCATTAACCAGTATAATGTCAGCCTGCTCAATTCCGAAGTACTTAAAAAAGCTGTCCCGGAATTGCTTCATTGTGACCGGATCATAAACTGTAACAGTCGTAGTTTTTCCATCTTTATCTTTCTGCTGCTCTTTATGGGATGGAAAGACAGTGTTATACCATGCTGCCACATCTGCATTTAAAATGTCATAAAGAGCATCATATGCGACAACATCACGGCACGTCCTGTCTGCCGTAGGCGTATCAGAATCAACCTTATATCTCCCGAACTGAAATGGAACATCTGTATGTCCACCAAGAGACATCCTTACTGTCATCCATCTGCCCTTCATTGGCAAAAATGTATTTGACACCGTGAATTTAATCATGGCGGCTTCGCATGATCCAAACGTCAATTCCTGTTCCGAACACAAACTTTCTGTCAATTCGAATTTTTCTTGGTGTAGTTCTGTATTTGTGATATTGATTTTTCCGTCATCAGATACGATGGATAATTGCTTATCGACCGTATCTTTTTTGAACAAGTCGCCATATTTATAATTAACCACCATACACACCCCCTATGAAAGCAAGCCGAACTGAATTGTAACGAATTATTCCATCATATGTTCCGTATATCGTAGGCTGAAAATCTGCCATATAACCGTACTGTGTCACATAATCGTCATATTCCGGGATATACGCTGTGATATAGCAGGCTCTCCCTGTCGCATTTGTGAACTGGCTTCTAATATTGTTTAAAACCTCATTGAAAGTCTTATTTGTCAGCATAGCTGGGGTTTCAAATTCGACCTTTAACGCCTTTAACTCCACGGCATTTCTATGCAGATAGCCGTTGGCGTCTGTATAATCGTCCAAATCCTGCATGTTGACATATGGACTGTATGTTTCTGCTTTCATAAACGACATCGGCACTATGTAATTTCCAATCTTTAAAAGCCATCCGCTGTATGCCATACGATCACCTCCGCTTACTTTTCGTTTCTGAATCTATTGATATGGATGCCGTTATTGTCGCTTAAAAATAAGATTTCCGTTTTTCCGTCCGGCAGAATATCCGCAACAACGCAATTATTCGGATTTCCTATTGGTGTGCGACTTTCCGGGCACTTGCTCCAGTCTATTGGTTTATATTTTTTCATGGCTATTCTCCTGAAAATAGGTATAAAAATAGTACCTACCACCAATTTGATAGGTGCCACTTCTTTTTCTTGATCTATTTTGTAATTACTTCGATATTGGGCGATTTAATCACAATTTTCTCCGGTGTGTGAATTACTCCCGTGTTCCCATATGTAATCCTGATTTCTGATTTGTTCATAAAATTTCTCCTAAATTTCATACTCCGGGTATGTTACTTCCCAAGCATCCCTGTGATAAGTGTTAACCTCTCCATAATTCGCATCAAAAATCTTTTTTACGCCATATCCAAGTTCAATGCTCTTTTCTTTGAGTTTTCGCCAATTAAATGTTTTCCAGTCCACACCGTTCATTGCTGCAACACGCTTAATAGAATACCAGTCCTTGCTATAATCAAGTTCTTGCTGTAGTCTTTCATTCTCCTGTTCTGCAATATGCCTGCGCTCTACTTCATCCGCATATGCCCGAAGTGCCGATGGAAAATCTTGCGGTATCTGTCCTCTCTCCATCTCATCAAACCGTTTCACATACCTTGCAGTAAATATGATTCCTTTTTCACCATTAAATTTGTTGGCGAGGAAATCACACCCCATTTTGGTGACTTTATAGCATTTATTTTCCTTGCCGCTTGCGTCTTTGTAGGTGGATGGAATAAAATAATCACTGACAACAATTTTGTTGTTAGTTAATATCTGTATAATTCCAACCTGTTTTGTGCTTCCATCTTGGTTTTTAGTTCCCTCTAATTTTCTTAAAATTTGCCAATGTTCCAGTTCCATCATTTCTGCAATTTCAAGTGTTGTTATCGTGTTCGTATTGTTTTCAAATCCAATTTCATCTTTAGTCATAAGAGCTGTGTATGCCATATTTTCTATCTCCTAAATTTCCGAGCCTTACATTTCGCAAGGCTCAACCTTTAAATTCACGTGCGTTAGGAACATACCCTAACAGGAGTCGCACGCTATATATTTAGTAAAATTGTAATTTCCCGTGACGAAATACTGGAATAGCCCCAAATTTTCGGGGCTAAGCGGACAGGTAAGTTATATCTGCAAATTGTTCTATTCTATTTTTGCAATCCCTATAAATATCCTTGTAGTGCATACCCATTGACATATCAATTCTAATAGTCTGCAAAATAATGCTTTCCACAAGGGTTAGATTATTGAGATCTGAAACTGTGATATTGTCGCGATTTCCACCAATTACTGATTTTGCCAACTTGGTATATGTCACATACAGTTTATCTGAATGCGTACTTCCTTGTTCTTTGGCATAGTCTACAAGAAGTTTAATCACATCAGTTTCTTTCAGCCGATTTTCTTTATTAGCAATTCTTGTTTCGCCCCATAGTTTCGATTGCTTTTCAAGAATAAATCTGCGCATTGCATAAAACTGTCGAACCAACTCTTTCTTAAACTTCACAACTATTTTTGAATTTCTCAAAAGAGTTATAACAAATGTTGCTTGTTCCTCATTCAAATAATAAACTCTTTCAGGCTGCCCCCTTTTCCCCGATTTTAAATCGGAGAAATCAATATTGCCAAAGTCTAAAATATCTTTCTCATATTTTCTGATAATAGCAACAACAGATTCATGTTGGTTATTTGTTCCATCTGCAATCACTTTGCTGTTTGTAAAAACATCGTTTCCTTTGAGTTCCACCAATTCATACATACTCTTTTCCACCTTTCTTTCGCTACTGTCATTTGACAGGCAGGTTTAAATTTCATTTTTTTATTTTTCTTATGCAGTTTGAAATAAATAAAAAGACCGCCAAAGACTGAATTTCTTCAATCTCTGGCGGCCACGAATCCGCACCTATTCCTCATAGGCTTGCAGGACATCCTAATTCTTTAGGTCTTACCTGCGTGATTTTTAATTATTTTGTATTCTATACCATATGCCAAAATCTGTCAATCAAATTCCAACCTCTGCTGCATATTGGCATCGTCAATCTGTTCCTGCAAAAAATACGGCGTCTGATAGGCATTTATCACTTCCACTGCCTTGTCGCACTGGTTACGCTTGATGCTCTTGTAAGACCGAACACCAAAGTTGTATTTCAGATTGGCATACAGATTGTTGTAAACCTTTTGGCGCAATCCACGGTTGCTGTATGCGCTTGACTGTTTGCCGCCCATGATTGAAACGCCTTTCTTTCTGACAGCTTCCGTAATGCGGTCGGCTTCCACCGGAAGTATCGGCAAGTCCATCTTAAGGCTTTCCAAATCCGCCTTGATTTCGTCTACCTCGGCTTTCAGTTCCGTGTGCCCCTGTGCAAGCAATGCAATCTTCCCATCCGTGGTCTGCGGCATCATGTATGTACCAGTCTTGCGAATAGATGGGAGAACTTCGGATGTTACCCATTTCTTGAACTTCTTTGCACTTTCCAGTTTGCTACCAAAGATGAGTGAGTAAAGACCGCTTTCATTTATAACGGTTATATCCCTATTCTGACCCTGACTCACCATTTTGGTGAGTCGCTTATCCTCTTCGTCTACATGACGGTTAATATCTCTACTACCGTTTTGGTACCCCAGAATATCCGCTACGTCTTTTCCTACAAACCACGGCTCATTGTCAATGACTACTGTTCTAATATCTCCAAATTCTGGATTGTTAAAAATCTGAATATCGTTCATCAGCAAATCCCCCATTTCTGCTTAAATGAAAGTATCGTGTTCAAAATAAACTGCAAAAATTTTTCGTCCTGTATGTTCTGAATTTCTGTAATTAACTGTTCTTTCATCTTGTACCGCCTTTCTTGTCAGATGCAAGGTTACTTGTAAAAATCCAGACACATCTTAAAAAGTGTTCGCTAAGTAAATTCAGATTTTTTGTAATTTCTTCAATATACAGTTCTCTCATAATAATCTACCTTTCTTTCAAAAAATACTTGATTTTCCGCAAGGAAATGATAGAATATATTTATCAGTCCTTGCGGATTGGTGTTTTAAGAGTAACTTCTACTTGTCTATGGTGTAAGTTACTCTTTTTCCTTGCCTAAAAGTAAATGAATACCTCTGCGAATTGCTTCTGCTCTTGTAATGTTATTTTCAATGCAATATTTATCTAACTCGCTTGTGGTTTTATCGTCAAGCCTAACTTTTACATCATTGCTTTTCGGATTATTTATTTTAGGTCTGCCTGTTCTTGGACTCATTTTTACCACCTCACTTATTGAGTTCCACAATCTCATTATATTTATTGGAACTCATAATGTCAATACCTTTTTAAAGATTTTTCCTGCCTTTCGTTTGCTGTTTGACAACCATTCCAAAAAGCGGTATAATCCATGTATCAACCGCTTTTGGTGGCTGTGTTGAATAAAGCGTTTAACTTGTCTAGGGTTGGAACGCTTTATTTTTTGTTGATTTCTTCTTTCACTTTTCTAATCCCCATGTTGATAACATCCGTTCTGCTTGTTTTTAACTTATCCGCACAATATTGCAAATCCTCTGCTTCTGCTTTTGTAAGTCTCAAATCAAGCCTAACATTTTTAGGATTATCAGTAAGTTTCTGTCCTTTTTTTAATGGAGACACATAATCACTTCCTCTCTTTTTGATTGCACGTGCAATCTTTATGCCTTAATAATATATGTACGTGCAAAGAAAGTCAATACTATTTTGAAATATTTTTCAAAAAAAGAAGCGCATCTCTGCGCTCCCTCTTATATACCCGCTTTCCCCAGTCTTTCCCAATCTGCATCCCTAGTACATTCATCCTTTTTCTTCAATAAGTTTTCGTTCTCTTTTTCCAGTTTTTCTATTTTTATTTCCAATTTCTTTTTCTCTTTTTTCAATGCAATATTCTCTTTTTCCAAATCGTCCGCACGAATAAGCGCGTTTGACTCCCGATTAAAAAGATCAGTATTGTGCGCCTTTAATGCATCTTTTTCTTTATTTAACTCTCTTATTTCCCATTTGTAATTCTTTTTATCTTGCGTCATCTTAATTTTCAATTCTTCTATCGTTTGATGTGCTTTATTCAACTTCTTTTTGCACTCATTTAGTTCTGATTCAGACTCCCTATTCTCCATCGTAATTCTCCACATATTAAATCCAAATTTATATGAAAGTGTAGCCACAATCATTACATATAATTTTATT